CTTCTTCACGGTTCCACTTGGCTTGCTCAATATCGGCCACTTTTGCTTCGACCAAACGTTGCAGAGTCGGGTCTTTAATTTTCTCGAAAAGCTTCGAAAGATCAACCATCTCGGGGCCACCGTATTTCTTGATCTCGTCGATCACCTTGTCGTCCACCACGGGAGATTTACGCAGTTGCGCATAGATAAACTCCTGCGAAGACGCAACCGTTTTCTGAAACTCCTTGAACTTCGGATCAGCCTCGACATCGAGCCGGTTGCGAAAATCCCGAAGCTCTTTCAACTCCGATTCAAGTTCGGGGGTCAACTGCCGGACAGAACCGACCTTCGTTTTGAGGTCTTCGTTCTCCTTACGAACCTTTTCCAATTCCTGATCTCGCGCGCTGATTTCTTGCGCCGCTCGCAGCTTCACCGCCGTAAACGCCTCAGAAGATTTGGGGCTCGCGTTCGCGGGAAGCGATGGGGTGTCCTTGAAAATATCCTCATGCTTTTTCAACGACGCTTCGTCAGACGCTTTCTTTTCCGCGGCAGCTTTCTCGTCGGCGGCAGCTTTTTCGGCTGCGGCTTTCTTCGTGGCTTCGTCGTCCGCCGGGGGAGTCTCGGGCTCTGCCTCGATCACCGGCTTGTCTTCGTTTTCTTTTGTCTTCGCCGCGGCCAACTCATCGAGGGCGTCTTGCGAATGTCGAACATCGAGATCGTTTGCATGCGGGCTAACTTCGCCCTGTTGCAAAAGTGTATCGGCAACTTTTTTGTTATTTTCAGCGGGGTTCGGGGGTGTTTTGATTTCGTCTGGCATAGTAGGTTATGGTTGAAGTTTTTGACCGTCGTTCCATTTCTGGTCATCCTCCAAATCGGGATATGCGTTCTGGTCCTGCACAGGCGCAGGCGGAATAACGGTCAAAGATAAAATTGTCCGAGCGATCAGTTGACATCCGCGGACTTCGCCATTCCGGATCAGAATGTCGTTCGTTTCCCCGCTCGACAAAAGCTCCGGAGTAGCCTCCAAAGCTTTCGGTAAAAATCGGGCACCGGTTTTAGTGCTGAGCCACGCGCGAAGATTCGCAACGTCTTCAGAATCCCATTCTAGGGAGTCATTCGTTATCATGGTAGGTATTTTTCTGTTTAAACTGTAGCCGACATTTGTTCGGCATCATGCTGTTGAGACTGCTGCTGCAACTGCGCGGCCTGCTCGTCGAGTTGTTTAAGCTTCGCAATTTCCGTATTTGCTTTCTTCACCAAAGCCGCAACGGATTTCAATTCCTCGGGCTTCGTCCCCGCCTGAAGCGCCATATTGTAATGCTCTGTAATGTGGGCCAAAAGCTGTTCCAACGTCGCCGTTTCCGCCTGACCCTGCATTATCGCGCCCGCGGCTTGCTCCGCAATAGGCAACAGCATGTTCAAGTGGATCAAATGATTGTCACGCGGGCTCACCGGGACCGGTTGACCCTGAAGAATCACCGCCAACTCCATTTGCTGCAACCGTTGCTGCTCCGCCTGTTCCGTAGGATCATTCGTCGGCAGCAATACCCGTTTCACAAAATCCGCACCGATTCGATTCGTCAAATCCTCCACTTCAAGCTGACGCTGATTATACAACGGGTTCCCTCGTTTTTCCGTCGCAATCGCCACAATGATCTGCCGTTGAATCGGAGTCAAATCCCGAACAGTAGAAGCAACCGGCTGATTCGCCAGTTCCTTTATTTCCTCCGCACTCATGTGCTCTAGCAATAATTTCCTTGCGGCTTTTGCATCCGGGTCCACGCTCTCGGAATCACAAATGCGTTTCTGCATCGTGGCGATGAGATTGGTGAACTGTTCAAGAAAACGAGCAATCCGAATATCACGATTTTCTTCTTCACGTTGAGCTAAAATATTCCACGCGACCGGGGAACGAAAAGCTTCGCCCTCGATCTTCGGGGCCGACACTGCGCCAACCAATTGATCCGCGATGCTGGAAAAATACGCATCGAGTTTCAGGAACGGTTCTACGTTTCCGTCGATTTTTTGTTCGATAAAGTTCCACCCATTCGGGACAATTGCCATCATGCCGATGACGTTCATCTTAAACGTGTGAATTCGTTTCACGTCTCCCTGCACGATGGTTTTTCCAGACATGATGGCGCGGTCCACAACCTCGTTTCGCGCGCGGTCAATCATCCCGGCCAGTTCGTAAAGTTGACGACCGATGCCTTTGCTCCCGGCCATAGTGTCGTTCCCCTTTTCAAAAGAGAAAAACGCAAGGCAGTCTTCCGCGGAGTCAAATCGATCATCTTTTTCGAAAATCAAATCGAGCGCCTCGCCCGCGAGTCGATAGTGAGAAATCTTTCCTGTAACCTCGCGCGCGAGCAGCGTGTAAACGGAGATAACGCTCGCTCCGGCCATATACGACGCGCCGACAGTCAACTCGCGAAAAGCATTCTGATACCACGCTTCCAGCGTTCCGCCTGTGACCAACCGATCCCGAATCTGCGAGGGGGCCGCTTTGTTAATTTGATCGACCGTTTTCTGAATGTCCCATCCGACCGTCTCCGCCGCGTCTCGATCTTTGATCAACTGGTAAAGCTCGTGCGGAAGCATCATTTCTTTCAACACCGCGACCTGTGTGTAGATGACGTTTTGTTTTGTCCCGTCCGCTAAAAAATATTCGTCAGACCGGAACTGTTTCGGCATGAAATTATACTCGTCGAGATGCGCCAAAACAGTGCTGCCGAACAAAGAATTGTCGAACGCCGTATTTTCCAAAGTCGTCGTCCAGCCTTTTTTGTTGCGGATGGTTTTCGTGATCACTTCACGGAATTTTTCCGTTTTTTCCGTGGCGTTTTCAAAAGTGTCCGGCAGTTTCGAATCCGTGAAGTATTTCAGCCCGTTCACCGCCTCGACAAACCGGGGCCAAACCTTTTCCGTCAGTGACGCGAGGGGTCGGGTCGTGAAATTCTGCCGCCAACCCACTCCGTCATTGTCGAGTTTGCACTGATCATAAGGCCGCTCCGCGTTGATCTTCGCCAAGATCCGGGAGTTGACAATCGCCCGATTTTTACCGGCTTGGATAATGGTGTTGACGACTTCTTTCGCCATTGCGGCGTCTTTAATCGATTTTTGAGTGGGTTCCCCCTTGGAACTGATCTTCGGGGACTGAATTAACCCACCGGTTGAATCACGATAATCTTCGGGCATACTAAGTCGATAAATAGTGTCAGTTTTGGCGCTTCCGCGCAATCCAAATCCGCGGCCACTTCTTTTTTGGACACTGCTCCAATGCCAACACTGTTTTTGCCGCTATAAGGCAACCACAAACGGAACATTGTTCTCCATCAAAAAATTCACATTTGACACATTGATCTTGACGATCCATAACCGTTTCTCCATCTGCAAAAATCTCATATCCACGCACGCGCGCCCACGCGGAACGCGCCATCGCGGCCAAAAACGAAAAAGGCATGCTCCAGCGCCAGATCACGCGCCCGCCTTTCTCCAACAATGCCCCGGAAGCTCCGGATTGTTGACCCGATGCTCATCGAGATGCGTTGCAATTCCCACATCCTCACCCAAAACCGCGCACCCGTGCAACCGAACGGTATCCATCGGGCGTCCGGGCACTAACGTTTTGCGATATTCACGAATTGCTTTTTTACAACTGGAACATCCGTCTGGATAAGCCGTATTTTTGGGGCACGCCGCGCAAATGTTCACTCGATCATGGGTTTCGTTCAACGAAACAAATTTAAGTTCCCCGTTTTGGTTGCGGCGCGCAAGATTCGCACACCATAGCAACACCCGGCTTTTCATAGACGAGATTTTTTTTATCGTAGACGGCATTTTTCCCTCACTCTCATAACAAATATTCGGATTCCGGTCGCACGCCTGCGCCTGAACCTCTTTTTCAGGATTTCCCGGCGGTAATTTTGCTCTTTTTCGATACGCCGTGACCCGACGAATCACATTCCCCCACGAAGAATCGACATGCCGCGATCCATCAGACTCAATAAACAGATGCCCGCCATTTTTCGGATACAACGCCTCATTTATCCGCTTCATAAATGATCTCCCCGGTTCGAAGCATCGATGTAAACCCCTCCGCGCATCTCCATTTCTCGAAACCAACCCTCCGGGCCTGCGTCTTCCGCACTGTCCTGCGAATCGCCGCGAATCGACAACACCAAAGCCTGTCCTTTACGTGCCGCGTGGACCAACAAAGCGATGGAATCCGCATCGTCGGGCGAAGAATACCCGCGGCTCATGTAATCTTTTTTCGATTCAACTTTTTTCTTTGTTCCTACCGACCGAAACTTTCGCTGCGTGAGTTGCGGAGTCAATTTTGTCAAATCAAACGCAGGTGAAAACAGAAGGTATCCGAACTCCATCCACGCGCGAAGCGCAAACCAAAGCTCAGAATCGATTCGAAAATATTCTTCCTCGCAAGTCATCGCGTCTTCGACCATGATCTTCTCTGTCGAGGAACTCTGGGAATAATTGATCGCATGGATCGCGGACGACCATTCGTATTTGATCAAATCTGCTACGCCCTGCCCGTGGCCTGTCCTGTCACAAGCGAAAAATTCTGGTTTTACCCCGGCGCGCTTCGTCACCCGAATGACTTCCTCTTTCATTGCGACCGTATCGCCTTTCGGGAGCACGAACTGCTGCTCCGCCTGAAGCCCCCAGCGCGGGGTTATCTGATTCGCCCGATCCTTGAACATCACCGTCAGCCCATTTGGATGTTCCAGCGACGGAACCATCTTCATTCCCGTCGCCATGCCGAGTTTTCCCAGACTGTAACTCGCGTTCGCCCCGCCTTCCAGAGCCAGATCGATAGCTCCCACCGGTCTCGGATCATCGAGCCAAATAAATTCTCCGCGGCATTTCGGAATCATCCCCGGAGGAATTATTGTGAGTTCCACGCCCTGCGGCGGATAGGCACCACGCCCCATCGTCATGTAGCCCGCGGATTGGCGACCACCACTGTTGCGCGCCGTGGTTTCCAGCCCGGACTGGGTCTGCATGCCGGGAAAAACTACCTTGCCCTGCAATACGTTCTCGCACTTTTCGCCATCGAGCCGCAACACTTCCCAACCGCGCTCCGACTTCCACTTGTAGTGAGAATCAACATCAAAATTTGCCCACCCAAACACGGGCTTTGCGCGCTGACCGACTTCGTTATTCTGATCGTTGGGATTGTATGCACCAAAAATTTTGAACGTGGATTTATTCTCGCCTTCATCTTCGACTTGGGACACCACGTTGTCGATGTCTTTCCAAATACCTTGCGGAACGTTTTCAAATTCGTCGATGAAAATAAACAGCCGCGACAGAGGGCCAAAAATTGGATGAGACTTCGGGCGCGGCTTGCGTTTCGTTCCTTGCAAGCGGCCAGACTTCTTTACTTGCCCGATGGGGATCACCACTCCGCGGATCGCCGATATTTGATTTCGCCGGTCCAGCCCAATAAACAAGTCCCCGGTCGAACCCGGCATCGGAAGTTTCGCGGACGTGTGAAGACTGACCAAATGCGAAAATAAATTCTGCTCCAAATGATCTTCGCTAGGGCCAACCACTTTAATCGTCGTCCACTCGGGATCGCGAATCCACTCCAGCATCAGCCGGACGCCCATCGAATACGATTTCGACATAGACGCCGCGCCCATGATCAACCCCATGCTCGCCCGGTCGAACAAATCCCAAATGTCTTTTACCGACTGGGACTCGGAGGTAAACTGATTTGGAGTCCAAAGGATCGAAGCCGCTTCTTCAGTTCCGCCTTCGTTCAACAGGTAGTGAAGATAGTTCTGAAGAATCGGAAGAACGTTTTTGGGATCGTCATCGTTTAAACGCAACCCCAGTTTGCAAAAATCATTAATGACCTGAGCCGCTTCAAGAAACTTTTCTTTGTGAACTTTCTCTGCGACTAAGCGAGCGACATTTTGTTCTGCCGGAGTCTTTAACGCCATCGGGGATGATTCAAAACTTGTTTCGGATCGTAATCGTGAAAAACAACAATGGCGGAATCAATTACGTAATCCCAGTTCTTCGGACGACGCCGCAACCCGAAGTTAATCACATTGCTCGGAACAAAAACTCCCTTGAGTCTGGGACTATAAGCAAACGCTCGGGGACGACCCCCGATTGTTTTACTCGTCAATAGCCGGGGCTCCCAGCCCATCCGCTGCCACGACTGCATCCACAACTTTATGAGACTCGCTTGGTTCGGGGGAGCCTCCGCCGACCCATCGTAAAATGTAAATACTTTCACAAAAAATTCCGCGGAGGTTTAGCTGCGATTTTCGCAATCCGTCACTAAAAGGACGGCAACCCCCGCGGGGAAATGGTTGCGGGAACAGGGATCGAACCTGCGGCCTGTTGGTTATGAGCCAACCGCGCTACCACTGCGCCATCCCGCTACCTAATAGTGCAAGCTCGGAGCAATTCGCGCCACTAAAAAGAAGCGGACGACGGATATTATCCGCCGCCCGCCTGAGCAATATGTGACCTCTCCTTTTAGACCTTGCCGCGACGCCGACCTTTTTCAGCGTCTTTGGGATGCCCGTTAATGTAGTCCGGATGCGTCCCGTTCATAATCTGTGCCAGCCGAAGCTCGCAATCTTCTTTGTGCTTTGCCGCCGCCTGATCCACCGCGCAAGATGGTTTGTATCCCTTCGATTTTACGAATTGGGTGTAAGCGCCCCGCATAACTGTTCCTTTCGTTTGTTGTTTTTTAACACTGAAAAAATTGATTTCCGATTCCACGGATTTCCCGACCGGTTAAACAAATGCTGTTCGTTGAGCATCGTTGCGATGATGTCCATCCGCAATCCGGAATGCTTGAGGTTTTTCATCACGTTCAGGGTGTGAATCTCGCCGGGCAGTTCCCCATACGACGCCACTCCCTCGCACTTGCCTTTGGATTTCCGAATTCTCGCCCGCGCAATCGCAAGCTTCTTCACCAGCATCGACTTTTCCCATTGCGCCAGAGCCCCCATGAATTGCCGAATCAAAATTCTCGTCGGATCGTCTCCGTCCGTTGCCATATCGATCAGTGCGCCCTGATCGACGGCGTAAATTTTGATCTTCCGCTTCCGGCACTCCGCCAAAATCATTTCCGAAATCATAAGATCGCGAGCCAGCCGGTCCAACCGCTCGACTACGATAATCTTGACCGGCCTCTCGTGTGCGTCATGGGTCTCGATCAACTCAGCAAATTTCGGACGGTCCATTCCCTCTTTCGTGCCCGTCACCCCCGCTTCGAAAAACTCGCCCGCGAATTCCAATCCATATTTATCGCAGAACGCCTTGATGGCTTCCCGTTGCCGCTCCGGCCCGTCGCCCTCGATCTGACTTTTACCTGAGACTCGAATATACCAATATGCCTTCATAGGGGGACGATACAACAAATAACGCTCTTTGTCAAGCGTTATTATTGTCGAGGAAAAACAAGGGCATACCGCCGGTCCACGCGCCCTGAGTCGCGATAGTAGCCGCCGGGTCAGGCATCGCACCTGCGGTAACCGCAAACTGTGCGTAAGCCCCACAAATATATTTTGAGTCGATGTCGAGATTACCCGGCCATGACTTAGGCAAAACTGTAATCTGCGCCTGCGCGGGAGCCGCCATGCTCGTTCCGAGACACATTAATCCCGCGGTCGTTCCAGTTGTGTTGACCGACACCGCCATGAAATACAACTGCCCCGCGGTAAGCGTAAGATTCAATGCACTACCCACGGACCCCCACGCCCCACTTGTGGTAGAAAGAGTTAACGAAGTTGTCAGCCGGGCCAAAGTATCTCCGTTGTAAATCGCACAGGTGTATACACTCGCCACAGTCCCGGCTCCGTAAAATCGAATTTTATTTACTACGATGTCCGCGGGAGGAACGAAATAACTAATGCGCGCCACTGTGGTCGTAAGTTGCGTGGGTGTAACCGCATTTGATCCTGTCCAAATCGCACCCTCTAATCCTTTTTGGGGATCACAATTCCCCATTGACGCATAAATATTGCCATACCAACTAGGTGCGGCTGCTACACCCAAAGTTGTTCGCATTGCTGCCGCAGATGTATCATCCAATAACGTCTGCGCCGTATCGGTGAAAACTATTTCCTCTACGTCCCCCGACCCGGCGGACACCCGGCCCAGTAACCGATCTGTCGCGGAAACATTTTGAATTTTTGCGTAGGTAATGGAATCATTGTTTACATTCGCCTGTGCTTGACCCCCAACGCTGAAGTCCCATGAAATTGTCGCAGTCCCAGTCGCAACCCGTTCCGCCGACAGCCCTGCGTTCGCCGTCGCAACAAGGTATTCTGCATCCGTGGGCGCGCCTGCGCCGCCGCCGGAAATAGTAATCGTCGCAATACCCGCCGCTATCGAAGCCGTCACGCCCGCGCCAACAAAATCTACCGCGCGAACGTAACCTTGAATCGCGCCCTCGTCGGCAATCCGAATACGAGAAGATTTATAAATCATGTGGTAAACTCTTGGATTGCAAGATTGCTACCCGCCGCACTAGCTATTGCCTGCACTGCCACATCCAGCCAAAGACCCGGTCTCTGCATCACAAAAGAATCGCCGGGAAATAAAGTAATTCCAGAATTCAACACCGCGGCTGTATCAAAGGCAATTGAAATAACATTGTCTGAAGTATTTGTTAAATACAACGCATTGCGTGAGGAATTATTTGCCACTACTTCTGCGGATGAAACTCCTACCGTCGCAGAAGTCGGCGCTGACGCCACACTGGAACCGCTAACGTAGTTCTCTACGTTTAACAAGGTTGCCTGTGTCGCTGCCCCTGCCGGAAGTGGAAGACTGGCCGCAGAAATCGGAACCGCCACTGCACGCAATTGCGCGTCTGTCAATGGACCCGTGACTGCGATTGCGGATTGATCCGACGCTATTACCACCGGAGTAGACGCCGCCATTGTTTTCTGTCCGAGAGTGTTAATTCTCGCCTGAAAACCCGCAAGGGTTAGCATTGTTGATAAAGTAGCTTCCGTAGCTGCGCCCGCGGGAAGGGGAAGCGACGCCGCGGAAATCGGAACTGCTGATGCCCTCAACTCTGCATCAGTCAAAAACGGACCTGATACTGCCTGCGTGCCGGATGGAATGTTACGAACGACAAGTCCGTAATCAGAAGCCGCTGGATCAGTATTCCGAACTGTAGCGCGATTATCGGTGGAGGAATCTTTGATCTCAACCGCGCCGATTTCCACATCGGAAACCGTTAGAGTAACATCGCCACTAGGACCACCACCGCTGCCGGGACCGAACCCCACCAATTCTTTTAAACGACCGAGAATTTTCTTCGTGAGATCGTAAAGACTGTCGCCGCATTTATACTCGTTGTCGTAGTCGCATGCCATATCGAAAAGTTACCGTAAACCACGCACGACGCAGCGCACGCTTCGCACGAGCCTTAAAACCAATTGCCCTACCCAATACCAAACGCCGCGCTTTCGCTCGCGCCTTCAATTGGTTTCGCGGGCCGAGACCGTCACCACACCGTTTTTACGAACTACATAAATCTCGAACAGAACCGCGTTCGTGTAATCCGCCAACGAATACTGCGCAATTTGCGTTTCATTGAACCGAACTGAAATAAAATTCAAGTCCGGAAGCCCGATGTCGTGGCTACCGGGCGGAACGGTCAGCACGCCCAAATCGTTGTTGTCGCCGTCTTCGGCGGATACCGTTAGGTCCGCTCCAATAAAATTTCCAAGCAATACTCTCATGTTACCTAATAGTGTGTAAACCGGCCCCCTCAGTCGATCTTAAAATCTCGCGTCACGTCGGGCTTCGGAATGTATCGCAGCGCCACTCCCCGAAGTTCTGCATCGGACGGACACCACTTACCGTAGATTGCCCAATCAAATCCAGTCTGATGTGAAAACGGGACCATCGTCCGGAGTGGAACGAAAAACGAAATCCCCGGCATACCCGCCCAGCCGACCGCGATGCCGACGAGCTTATCCGTTTCCGCGTTGAATACTGGACCGCCGGAACTGCCCGGCACGATGAGAGTCGTCATCTGGTCAAGAAACTGATCCCCCCATGGCCATTCCTTGCCCGGATTCGCGCCGAACTGCGACAACACTCCGGTCGAAAACGAATCGTCGAAAACCTCGCCGAAGAAATTCCCGACGTGGTAAAGCGGTTGTCCGATCCTTAAGTCGGCAGTATCAAACTCGGCCCCGCTAAAATATTCCGGTGGCGCGTCCAGCCAGAGCAGCGCAAGATCAACGCTGGCGTCCGACCGCAAAATAAGTTTCGCCTTGAAGTCCAACGTGCCGACCTTGTGGCCTTCGTTCCGAATGATTTGCCGGATGACGACAGAGTAATCATCAGCCCCGTCCACCACATGCGCCGCGGTCCACACGAAAAGCCGCGGCTGATCAAAATCGTTTTTCCGGCGAACCACTACCCCGGAACCCTCGCCGGTTTTCGCTTTTACGGACACCGTGGCTTTCTGTGCCCGCGTAAACGGACTTGATTTTAGTCGGCAAGCTTCAAATGTCAACACAACGGCTGACGCAATCAACACCGACAGAAGAACGAAATACTTTGAGGGCGGAGGAAATTTATACATCACGACTTTCCGCGAATCGGTGGGTTGCAAACGAACCGTTGTTGATCCCGAGCAATATCAACAACGTCGGATCGATGGGCGCGAGCGCCCCGGTTTTCAAACAAACGACGATCCATACTACCAGCACAGAAATATTCCAAGCGTGGAATTGCAAGCGCAACGCAGAAAATTTCCCGTTGCGCTCGCATATGAACTCCGCGATCTTCAATGTTTGTCCACGAATTTATCCACGGCGCTTTTCTTATTCGGATTCGCGCGCAGGAATAGATACGAGAACACAACACCAGCCGCAAAAGCGGCCCCATAGCTCAATACGGTAATCAGCATACGTCTAATAGTGTGGGTTCTTCAGCCCTTGCGCAACCCGTTTCGGGATCGAAGACGTGACATCAATCCCGACAGCGCGCCCGCGGGAGATTTCGGGTCGGCGGCGGGCGGGATACTGCCCAACTGAATCGCCTCCGCTTTGAATTTTTCCAATTCAACGATCCGGGACTTCAGACAATTGATTTCCGAATCCCACGCGTTAATAAGCAGAATTAAAAATTTTCGATCCATATCGCCGTAAAAAGTTTGGGGTCGGGCTATGCTCCCGAACCGTTCCGCATTGGCTTGCGGTCATGCTACTGTTACAACACCCCGCACTTCAAAAATAAAGCGCAGGATCAGTTGCAATCAGACCCTACGCTCGCGAGTCGATCAAACTCGCTATCGGGGTCCACGGTTTATAGACCGCTATCCCGACAATTGGTAATGGGCGTTTCAGGCGCGACCCCTACTCGGTTATCCAATACCAAATTAAAAATTGTTGGCATCGAGGTTTGTCGCCCGATGCCGCAGAGCCTTTAATTATCGGTGGTGCTCGCCACCGCTTCAGCGAAGCCCATCCGCTCGGTGCTTCTTTAATTCCGCAAAAAGCGGACACTGATTGTTTAAACGTGCCCGTTTCTAGACCTACTTGCCTGAGTGGCAAATGTGCTTACCTACACCATCACGTCTAAAACTCCGTCCGGCGGTTAATTAGGCCGCACAAAGACGTTACCCAATAGTGTGCTAACGACGAGAAAAAAGCAAGTTATTTTGACGAGCAAACTGAATCTCTTTCCAGATGTAACAACACACGCAACCGTATCTCGTAGAAGTCGGTTTACGCAGCCCTTTGTATTTTGGATGCAATTTACACTTCATATGTTTTTCGCACGGCGGATGCTTTTGATTCTCCACGCCGCGATTTTTCGGTTGATCTTCCGCCGCTTGAATTTTTCCTTCGGCTCGAAAAGCTGGAAAATGCCCGCGCCGCCGACCAGCCGGGTGTCTTCGTCGAGATTGACCGGCTTCTGTCCGTGGAACCAACCTACGAAATTTTCGTGTTCACGCACAAAGCCAAACTGCTTGCGATTTCCAGTATTCGATTCTCTTCCGGAGAATCGGCGCGCACCGAACCACCACCCCGCCGGAAACTACAAACCCGGCGCAGAGGTAACTATTCGAGACTCGGTAGAGCCCATCTTTCACGAACTACCTCTATTTTTTTCACGCCGCCCTCGGTCCCGTGAACCGGCAGACAAAATTTAATCTTCACGAAAAGATAGCCCGCGCCATCGCGGTCCGATTTGATCTCAACTTTGCTGCGTTGACGAACAGTCCAAAAGTCGAAATCGTATTCCGGCGCTTGGAGGATCAGTTCGTATTTCGCTTCCGTCCACTCCGGGTTGATACGAGCAATCCCGGAGCCCACGACAACCGGAGAGATTAATTCTCCGTTGTCATTATACCTCAACGGCTGGCGGTCCGGGATATTTTTTTCTACCCAGCTAGGACTGAAAATAGATTTTTCCCGAGTCGCGATTTGGTCCTGACCGGCAATGGTTGTCAGATGCGGAATCAGATCATTTGCAGGATCGCTTTCCGTATACAGATGCGCCCGCAGGATGTTGAAAAAATATTGTCGCGTCAGACGTTTAACTGAGTCTAGCGCCAGCGCGCGATGCGCCGGTTCATCGGCTCGCCATCGCGGGGAATACAACACCCAATGACTCTCGCTTAACGCTTTTCCCCAACGGAAAAATTTCAGCAACGGGCAAGTTGATATTTCGTCGAGAACCGCGTCGCGAAATTCTGTTTCAATTTCGTTCATATCTGTTTAAACGCACCCGCCAGACTGGCGAGTATTACCTCGGGGAATTCACCTGCGGTGCAGAATCGGAATTACCTTGTCCTTGGGAATCGGGTTGATCTCCCGAATCACGAAGTCGAAAATCCGGAATGCCCCTTCGCCATAAGCCGCTACGTGGGCTTCTCGTTCCGCGTCTGTCATCTCGCGCACGTCGGCATCGTCCATTTGCTACACTATCGCGATTGCTCGGGCGAGCCGATCCAGTTTTTCTCTAATCTCTTTCATTGACTTGCCAGACTCCGCCTATTTCAACCAGATCGATAGCTTCTCGCAAGTCCTGCTGGCGCTGCGTCGCAAGCATTACCACCATCTCGATTAATTCTTCCTTCGAGTAAGATTCGAGCGGACGACCGCGATAACTGCCTTTACTCATATCAGCCGCCAATATCGGATGCGCTAGACCCGCAGTTAGACTTCGGCATACCAAACTCTGCCTTCAATTGGTCCAACTGCGCTTCGACATCTCGCCGGAGCGCCACATCGGCGGGCGGATCAACGATAGCGTTGTCGGGATTATTGCCGTTTGGATACGGATGTTGAGCCCCGAGAACTGCGAGGTCTTCGCCGAGCCAGTGCCGGGCAGACTGGAGTGCGCGGAACGCCAGTGTGCGTTCCGCCGATTTGTAACTCGCCGCGCGAATTAAATCGATGACTATCTGGATTCGAACTCGAAGGTCTTTGTCAAACAGAATTTGATCGTCGTTTTTCATTATCGGACCCATGATGCGAGCGCAACAGCAAGTTGGCTGAGCGCGATTATCCCGAGACAAATCCCGAGAAAGATGATGGCTTTTTGTGTGTCTGTCATTTCAAGAACATAGTGCCACAAAGTTTTCTCGATGTCAATTTTTTATTTCTCGAAAAGAGCACTAAGCGAACTTTCCCCGGCGCAAACCCCCCATCGCCTCCGGCCCCGGCGATGCCCCGGCGACGGTCCGCCGGACCGCCGTTTTGTGCTCCGTCGCGTGATTCTGAGGGATCGCTTGACCCAAAACTAGGTAAAACACTCCACTTTGAGGAAATTGTTGCCGAAATGGGGACAATTGTTCCATTTTCACGCCTGTCGCTCGATCTTTTCGCTTTCTGATAATACTGATCGTTCAGACATTTCAGTCATTTCTGTCTTCACAGAAATCGGATAGGTGTTCCAAAGCGACACGAATTGCCGAAAGATTTTGATCCATCGCGTTTCAACAGCATGCGCTTCCCACATTGATAAATTTTCTCGAAAGGCTTCGATACGAATTTTGCATCCGTTTAACTTTTCTGCTTCGACAATGCGTTTTCCAAAATGACCGCCTTGCCGATGCCGCCGCAAACGCGCCGGAAGTTTTTGACACGTCTGTCCCACATAAAAAAGACTATCCGGGTCATCAGTAAAAAATAATCCATAAACGGTATGTGATCTAGTGGTTGTCATTATCGAGTGGAGTTTCTTTTCGGGCCGTCTTCGCCACGTCGGCAGCGATTGCAAGCTGTGCGTCAAACAATTGAGCCCGCGGTGTCTGAGACGCGCGAACGTCGGCCATAGCCCGCGCAATCTGGACATGAAGTTCGCCGCCGGACGTGGTATTGTCGGCGGTTTCATTTCGTTTGATTCGCTCCTGCGCGGTATCATTCAACGCCAAGTAAGTCATCGCGTGACATTTTTCGAGCGCGGACGCGAGGTCCGCCAAAGCTCTTGTGCTGAGCGCGGACACTGTCCCTTCTTTCGTGGCTTTCGTCAGCAAGTATTCTTTAAACTCTGCCTCGGTGAATCCAGCCAGCCGTTGCAACACGCGCTCCAAAAACATTCGATAACGATGCGCTTGAACAAAATTAATCGCACGAGAAATTGCTCGTTCCAAGTCGCCGGGCTTTTTCGATTTCTTCAGTTCGATGATGCCCGTCAGTTTCGACAACCATCCCTCGTCATCTGCCATCTTCACCACGGCAGCGCCGGAGATATTCAACGCGCCTGCGGTGCGCTCAACGTCACCACAAAATGTTGCGAACAGAAGGAACGCGTTTTCTCTATCGATCAGCGCGATCTCGCGGTTGATCAAGTCCATGCTTATCGACATAAATCTGGTTTTCTTACTTGTAGTCGATGAGGCTGTAGTGGAGAATGATATGTCTTGATTTGAAACCAAACTTTTCCACTTACAAGTAGCCAGCAACGCTCTGCTAAATTCAGTTTCCAACAACAAGTCACTCGACCATCAATCTCATCCCCTTTGTGCGCCGGTAGCGGTAAATACTCCGGTTGAGTCTTCGCATAGACACAATTTTGCTCTTTAAATTCAATGGGTTTCATTTTCTCGTTTCCATCTTTTTCTTTCTTGCTCTCGAAGTTCTTTGCGCGCCTGCGCGCTCAGCTTTCGCACCGCGGGGTGCGCGTGCTCGAACAGCTTCTCATCATCTGCGCGTTTTGCGGGCTTCGCCATCTGCGAAAATAGTGCATGCGCCAGCCCCGGCGCGCCACTTAAATCGCTACTAACCCTTAACAGCCCATCAACCTTTCGACTCTCCTATGCCGTATATAACTTTTTAAATACAATACATGAAAGAATTGTTAATAAGAAGTAAGTAAGGAACCCTATAGCGGAGTCAAAACCCTGTTGGGCTGTTAAGGGTTAGTAGCGAATCGGCGAACCGGCGATCCGTCTCATCTCCCTCTGTCCACGTTCGTTACGGCGAAACGTCGATCCGCCGCTTCGACGGCTCGCCAAACCCAATTTCCCTCGGAAAAATAAAAGTTGCATGGGATAGTAAGGCGCTGCACTATTAAGATATATGATCAATGCTAATCCGCTTGCAATCAACCTCGGTCAATTCCCGCAGGACGAAGCCGCCACCGCGCGGGCGTCGGCCTTGATCGGGGACACGACAAAAAATCTCTATGGTGTATATAGTTACTATGACCGATACCAATCCCGTCCGTTTATTGGTCGTCGGCAATGGACTTTAGCCACTGGTGGAGTCCATCCATGTATTCGATTCACTGACGCCGCGGTGCTCTACTTCTGGCCTTATCGCCGCCGCCCGAATCGCGGACCAATCGACACCGACTTCAACCTCGGCATCCGCCGCGCGCAAGCGGACTTGGATAATTGCCCTTGGTTGCTCGGGCATCTCGTCGAGCTTGAAAACAAACTCGTGGCCGCTGGCGAATTGAATCGCGATCACAAGCGAAAACCGGCGGTAGTTACATTTTCGCGCGCGGACACGCTCGTGGAATTCGAACGGTTCAAGCTGTGGTCCGCGGGCATCGTCGATGAATTATGGAAGCGCGGCGAACCGGCGAAACTCCATCGCCTGACTTTCGAAGACGCGGTGAAACAATTCGGCGCTGCGTTTGAATCAGTGGACAAAACATTTTTACAATGAATGCATCCCGAGAGATGGCCGCGCGTGAGGTTCTATTCTATGCGGAGTGTGAAATGCAGGGCATGATAGCGACAAACAAAGAATTAGAAGCCTTGAAGCTTCCGCCGAGATTCACGGAACATGATTTCAATTGGCTCGCGGAACGCACTCGTGGCGCTTTCCGGCAAGCTGTCGAAATCTGATTGGAACAAATGAGCATCAAAAAGAAATACACCGCCCGAAAAAAGTGTGGTGCGAAGCAATACACCGTTTGGTTTAAATCTGGCGTGCAGTCGTTCCGGCTGGCCCATGAATATTCAGCAACGGAAGCAGAGTGGATGCGGACAAAGCTTGCGCAGGCTTTGATAAATACGATTTCGGCGGAGCGCCCTTTGAAGTTATGACCGAACTCGAAAAATATTGGGAGCAATCATACGCTGACGAAATCGGAGCGTATCAGGAAAAATATTTTCGATGGCTGCGTGCGAAGCAAGATTATCCTTTTTGTTCTGATCCTGAGCCCGAGTCTGGGTGTTTGAGTGTGTCGCACTTAAAGCCGCGATGGGCGCAGGAATTCAATCGACGAACGTGAGTTAGGGGATTCCCCGGTCTGTTAATCTGTAGTTTTCCACTTGCGTTTAAACACGCTGCGAGGTATTGTCTGGACATGAATATTGAATCCGCTAACAATCATCGGGCGGTGTTACCCGCCGGTTACAAGAAGCACAAGGTAATCGTGGCACGTTATCCCGCGCCATATAAAGCGAATGTTCGGTCGTATTGGGATGGGGGATCATGCTCCTATTACACCCTGATCCGGGGCGGCGGACAATTCAACGTCACGAAACCTATCAACCCGTTGCACCCGCCTGCGGATACGTCGATTGAGCTTCAGGCCGGGGACGTGCTGGTGCAAACTGGTATTTTCTGCGGCAAGAAAGCCACGGCGGTTATTACCTACGTGGAGGCCGCATGAGCGTTGCACAATCACATATCGCCGAGTTGCGAAAACAGAACGCGGCGCTGCTGGCCGAGAATGAGAAATTGAAACGCCAGCTTGCCGCGTGGCCGGGCAGGGCGTTCGAGCATGGGTTGCAGGCTCGGGCGCGCGAGCGAAAGCTTATCCGGGAGAATCCTCATTTTCTAGGCCAGCCAATTTAGGTAGAAATACGTATTGACTGTTTAAACGAAATCAACTACACTTTCAACATGACAAGACAACATTTCGAAGTAGTAGCGGCGACACTCAAGCGACAAGTTGAGGACGCGAAAACACCCGAAGCCCGCCAATCGGTCATGGATGTAATCCATGCGCTGACGCAGGATTTCGCTGAATTCAACCCGAGATTCGACGCGCGCCGGTTTAAGTCGGCGTGCGGGTTCGCGATTCTCCCGACTATCAACGGCTAAATTTATGACGACCTACCAAAAACTCGTCGAGCAAATCACGGCGGAATTAGACTTCGAACACCGCGCCATTCAATCGCACTCCGCGCTTTACCGCGCGCTGCAACGGTTCACTGGCAAGACGATCAACAAGCGGCTGCTGGGTTACTACAAGGAGGTTGCGCCCTTCGAAGTCAAGTCTGTCGATTTCGATTTTATCGCCGGGCTGCATTATTTCGTGGTCGTCGATGCTCTCGGGAACCGTTTTCGCCACTTCATCGGATACGCGCGTGACTGGTCGGAGTGCGATCCGGGAACGCTGGCGTTGCGTGACTCGTGTTATGGCGAAGCGGAGATCCGGCGAAACAACGAACGGTATGAATTACTAAAAGACCCACATCACCTGCGCGTGCTGGCTAAAGCTATCGATCAGCACAATGCGGCCTTCCGGCACGTTGCCGCGCTGACGGACCACGGAATCATCGGGGCTCCGGCGCGCTATATCGCCGCGCGTATGTTGGAAGGGACGGAAGACTTTCGCCGGGATCAGGACGAAGCCCGCGCCGCCCGGAGGAACGGATGAAGACGTGCAACCGATGTAAGGGTAGCGGGATTATAGAAGGCGAGATTTACAGCCCGGCAAAGTGCGAGTATCGCATGGCAATTTTTGGGTGTGAAGATTGCGAGAGTAAAGGTTGGCGCGGGGACGAAACCGGGCGCGCGTATGGCGGCACTTCCTACCGAAACGAACGACCTTATGGGGAGCCAAAGGTTAAGGGAATTACCTAACGCACGAACCGCAGAAACTCATATTGACGTTTAAACAGTCTCGTTGTAAGGTATTCGCATGATGACAAAAGAACAAACCGAACTGATGACAAAAACGCTGGCGGACCTTCGCGCGGGCGAAGCGGAACTGGTCCGGGATATTAATGTCCGAGTGCTTGACGGCACGCCGTTCGCGATCATCGGCGAATTTAAGTCGCCGAGCATCGAGGAACCGACTACGCTGATTTACGGCGAGTGGATCGGGCATGGCAAATGTTTTCGCGCGTTGTCGATCCAGCCGAATCACTTCGGCGGGGTGTATACCATGAGCGCCACGAACGCCGACAAGGCTATCGAAAAGCTCAAGGCGGATACCAATTGCAAGCTGATCAATCCGCGCAGGCTTCATATTCGTGACATCAAGACGAGCAGGCTGGCGGAGTTGCGCGCCGTGATTGCCGACATTTCGGCAGTCGTCGAGAAGGAAGGGGGCGCACTGTGACAAAAGCCGAAGAAATCAAATTTGCTGGACGACATCATCGAACGCGCGCCGAAGCGGTCTTACCTTCGGTCCATGCTGAAAGAGATTCGAATCCAGTTTGAGTCTGACATACGCAGCGATTTTGAAACGATGCCGAACCTTGTGCAGATGGAAACTGAGCGTGTGGCGCTGCGAGCGGCGATTTGTTTTAAGCTTCGGCAAAAAGAAGAAATCGAAACCAAAATCCGATGCCTGCGCGCGGAGCGCGAGCGGATGATAACCGCATTGAACGAAATTCAATCGAAGGCGGTCTATATTGCAAACCGGGCGCTGGACACGCGCCGACAATGGGAAAATTTAAGTCTATGAGCGAGCGCGAAATCAAGAAACGGATTTGCGCTAGCACTCTTAGCTGCCGGGGCGGGGTCTACACGGCGCGCTGGGGGTTCTTTTATCGTAATGGCGGCACGTCTGAAAAGCACGCGAACATAGTCCGGGAGAAATTACCGGGCGCGCTGGTGCTGGATCATGGCGAGGTATGGAAAGCTTTTCGTGGTGGTGCCAGCGTTGGGCAGTCAAGTCACTGGTGGGTCAAATTTACAATCTCAAAAATATGAATCACGTCGATTTAAAATGTGCGAATTGGATCAAGCCTCTCGTCGATCCGGCGAAACGGCGAACCGTCCTTAAGCGAACCCGCGTTCGCATCGCAGACTTGGGGGCGTTCGACGCCATCGCCTTTACCGGGCTCTCGGGCTCCATCATCGCAGGCGCGGTGGCGTTATCAATGGACAAGTATTTGTATTGCGTCCGCAAGAGTAATGAAAGTCGGCATTCGGACCACGTCGTCGAAGGTCCGGCGACTGGGCTTCGCTACGTAATACTCGACGATTTCATTTCAACCGGCGCAACGATTGAACGTATCATCGAAATGGTCTCCGCGCATACAGAAGGCAAGGCGGAGTGCGTTGGGGCGTATCTCTGGCGTGACGACGAACTGAGAACCGACTTGTTGCGATATACCTCGAAACTGCCACGCCACAAGCCCGCAGAAAAACCCGTTGACCCTATTGACTTTTAATTAACAATCGAGTAATCTACACGCATATGGGAAGATCAGTTAGCACACATCGGCACGCGGTAGCAACCGTATACCTCAACATGGAATTCGGCGAAGACGATTTCGATTTTTTTCTCGAAGACCTATGCGACAATGTTTTGGTGCCGAAGTATCCGTCGCTTGAATCCTGCAACCGCTGGATGGACCGCGAGGACCACGTGATACTGCAAAACCAATATTGCGAGGTCTCGGTGTCCGAGTATTGCGGTTGCGTGGCGGTTTGTCTTGCGCCCTTCGATCCGGACGACGCCTACAAAGTCGCGTGGTGCGAGCGCGTCGCCGACAGCTTCAAACGGCACGTCGAGAAATCTTTCAAGTCGTGCGCTATGCGGCGCATCGGCGGGTTTAGCAACGGTGAATCGGTGTATCAGAAAATCGCGGAGTAGACGGCAGTCAAAAATTATATGAAACAACGTATTGTTCCCCGCAAATCGCAAATCCAGTTGATGAATCGGCTGGGTTTTTCGTGTGGTATTATCGATGGAAATCTCGCGACGTATGAGCGCAAAATCGGCGATCCGGCGGTCATGCCGTTGTATCCTACCGTCAAGGTCAAATGGTTTTTGAATGATAATCCGACTTACGTCGAAGCGGTGGCGGAGATCATCAAAGCCAGCATCGAAGCGCAGCAACGGCGCGCCAAGCGGGCGCTGGGGGTAATAACCGGGGATCGGTCGTAAACAGAACGGCAATCAAAATTTTTTATGGACGCACATTACATGAAGCCGGACGAAGATTGCATGGGCAATCCCACGCCGGGATACTGGCGATGCTTCGCGACTTGCTCGGATGGCCGATGCAGAATCGGCACAGGAGCTACGGAGGGCGAAGCAGTGGCTAACGCTGCGGCTGAGCAACAGAAGCACGAAGCATATTTGGCGTTGCCCCCTATCGACAAGCTGAAGAAGATTCTCGCGAGCGAGGAAATTAGCGCCGAGGCGCGTGGAGCGATCCAAATCATCGGGCAGTTGGTGGTCGATCTCTACGAGAAAAAGTAAATGGCAGTCAAAATTTTATGACGAAAAAAATCACAGTTCATCTCAAAGCGTTAGGGAGTAGCGGGTTATACCGCATTAAAAGCCTTCGCAACGCAATCACTGTCAACAAGACCTACTCGCGTCACGCGCGGGTCGGCGATCAAATCTCAGAGGAAGAAGCGACCTTTATCTGTGAATCGAAGGACACCGAAGTCGTGGTCGATTAAATTTATGAGATGGAAACAGGCACAATTTTCTCGTGTTCGAATCCGATCCGGGTTTTTGTTCTTTCCGCGTTGCATCGGCGGCGAACGGCGCTGGCTGGAACGCGCGACGTGGGAACAGAAATATTGTCCCAGTTATACCGGTGAGTATTGGGAGGATACTCGCTGGATTACGATCCCGGAGCACGTCTACGGCGGCAGAGATTCTATCGTCGTCAGCGATTCTCAACCGCCGCCGGAATGGAGAATCCATCTTTGGTTTGATACCTCCACGAGTGAGGGGAAGTGCTGGAACGGTGCCGAGTGGGTGGTCATCAAAAAATGAAACCGGCGACTACTCAACAAATGATCGATGACGTGCGCGCCGCGCGGGACTTGAAACGAATTGATCTTGTAGAAGCGGAGGAATTGGAGTTGGCGCTGCGCCGGGGAGAGATCATACACCCGTTGTGGGAGGATTACGGTCTGAAAACAAATCCAGCAAACGGGAGAGCAATGTCGTAAAAATAAAATTGCTTTTCGACCCTTGACCCCACACTATTAAGCAAACATTATGGAAAATCTACCTACTCTCACCGTCCAAAAGGCTAACGAACTGATGACAATCCAAGCTCAGATTTTTGAGCTTCGGGCGCAGAAAGTCGTTACCAAAAACACCACTGAACAGCTTGCCGCGCTTGAGTCTGAATTCGAGACCTCGGTCCTTGCGCACTCCGGGGAACTGCTCGGCGCATTTATGCTGGTCAAGAACGAATACGAGCCCCTGATGCGCGCGGAAGCGATCAAGCTGCGCCGGGCGAGCGAGATCAACATTCAGGTTGCGCAGATGCGCGCCGCCGCAGAAGTCAAAGCGGGTAACGTGGTGAAGCTGCCGACAAAGGAATAATGTTCAAGCGATTGCTCAAATGGTTTATCGGGCCGACGATTGTGCCGCAGGTGCCGGAGCCGAAGTCAATCCGTGAAATCATGGAATTGATCACTCGCCCGGCAGTAGTGAGGACTCGATATGTCTGCGGCTTTGCATTCCATGGTCGCGGCGTGGTGCTCATCCAAAAGGTTAAGCCCGAGTGGCAGGCCGGGAAGTTCAACGGAGTCGGCGGCAAGATCGAATCCGGAGAGACGCCGGAGCAGGCCATGGCGCGAGAATTCAAAGAGGAAACCGGAGTCAATTCGCACCCGAGCGATTGGGAGGTCTTCGCACAATGCGTCTTCCGCGGCGCAGACGTTATTTTCCTCCGGGCGTTCGACGAAGCTTTTCGATTTGCGCGCACCGTCACGCCGGAGCATGTTGTTCACTGGTCGGTTGACGGTCTCCCGGACAACCTCATCCCGAATTTGCGCTGGCTGATCCCGCTGGCGTTGCACAACGAGCCCGGTCGTGAAATCATTCACATCAATTATGAACAAAATTAAAATCAGAATAACCAAAATCGCACGCCGGACGTGCGGATATTATCTGAGTCGATGTAATTGCCTCTTAGCAACCGCGCTGAAGCGGAAAGGATTTGAGGATGTCGGAGCCTTATACCAGAGTGTCCGCATCAACGGATGGGATTATGGTTTTTCAATCATTAACGCGCGTCGCATTCACCACGCTTATTTTAAACCGAAGTCTGCGTTTAAACCGTTCACCGTCGTTTTAACCCCGCGATGAAAACGGTTTATCTAGCCGGACCGATCTCCGGGTGCAGTTACGATTACTGCGTTGAGTGGCGGCAACACGCGGTTGCAAAATTGTTTGACGCGGGCATCCGTGGACTCTCGCCGATGCGTTGCAAGGAATATCTCGCGACGGAAAAAATCATCACAGGCTCGTATCCGGATTGCGTTCTCTCTTGTGACCGCGGGATTTACACGCGTGACCGATTCGACTCGTTACGCTGCAACGTGTTGCTGGTGAATTTTCTCGGCGCGAAATCAGTCTCGGTCGGCACGGTCATGGAAATCGGTTGGGCCGACTCCGTCCAGACGCCGATTATCTGCGTGATGGAGCCGCAAGGCAATCCACACGATCACCCGATGATTCGCGAGGCGATTGGTTTTCGAGTGGCGTTTTTGAAAGACGCACTGTCGGTTGCAATCAGTATCTTGAACTAAAATTATGGAAACAAAATCAAAATCAACCACGCCTTCGCTGTCTTATTGTTGCGGAGTATTCGGCTCAATGATTGCGGCCACGATTTCGTGGTCGGTCAATCATTCAATCTTGTGGTGTATCGCGCATTGTTTTTTCGGATGGTGCTACGTCATATACTACGCATTGGGATACGGTCATGCCCGCTAAACCATTCAGTCAATCAGGCCGCGATGCGTTTACCAGCCACTCCGGCGCGGGCAAGGGCGACGCGCCCCGGCACAACCACGACAAGTTTGCGGAGGGATACGACGCGATTAAGTGGCCAGCCAAAACTAAAACCAAAGGCCGGTTCCGAAAGGTCTACGGACCCCGGCGCGCGATTCCGTTTTCCACACTCGCTGCGGAGCCCGTAGCTTTTACTGGCATCAAAGATAGATGAAGACCCCGATGAAAGAGTTAAAGCGAAGCGCCCGGCGCACCGCCGAAAGTCGGGGGCATTTTTTATCGACTTGGTTTACGTCGGTCGGTGTGCCTACGGCAATTTGCAAACGCTGTCGTGGAAAAGTAGAAATCATCGGCAATGAAATTGTCGGCGAAGTGATTACGACCCCCTGTAATTATTTACAGGCTTGACAACGTGGAAAATTTAAAGTAGAGTTCAATTATGTTATCATCGTATCCATCAATTTATGCGGTCGGCCACAAATACATCGCCGAATTGTTTAACGGCCCAGTGGTCATCGAAGAAAAAATCGACGGCTCGCAATTTTCTTTCGGGGTTGAGCCTACCGGGGTCGGCACTGCTCTGCACTGTCGGTCGAAGGGGCAAGAGATTCACATTAGCGATCCGGAAAAAATGTTCAATCACGCTGTCGCTACGGCGCTGCGGTTGTTTAACGAGGGGCTTCTCCGGGTAGGGTGGACCTATCGCTGTGAGTATCTCCAAAAGCCGAAGCACAATTGTCTCGCGTATACCCGCGTGCCCGCTGATCACTTGATCTTGTTCGACGTGCAGACCGGCCCGGAGACTTATCTCGACGTGACCGACAAGCATATCGAAGCGCGACGGCTGGGATTGGAATACGTGCCTTGCTTTCATAACGGAGAATACGGCGAGCCCGCGGGTCTTGAGAATTTTTTCGCCCGCGAGTCCGTCCTCGGGGGTTGTAACATCGAAGGCGTGGTCGTCAAAAACTACAACCATTTCGGGATCGACAAGAAAATCCTGATCGGTAAATTCGTCTCCGCCGCGTTCAAGGAAAAGCACGCGGGCGAGTGGCGCAAGTCCAACCCCACAAAAGCCGACGTGGTGGAATTTTTAATTTCTCAATTGAAGACCGATGCCCGGTGGCGTAAAGCGATCCAGCATTTGCGGGAAGCCGGTCAGATAACCGATACGCCACAGGACATCGGTCCGTTGTTGAAAGAAATCAAAGCGGACATTGAACGCGAGGAAACGGATAGTGTCAAAGAGGCACTGTTCAAACACTTCTGGCCGCAGATTGCCAGAGGGACGACAGCCGGATTTCCGGAGTGGTATAAAAAAGAATTGGGGATTTTGTCATAAATGATCATTCCGCTTACGCAAGGCAAGTTTGCCGTTATCGGTTGGAAAGACCGAGCGTTGCGTCATTACACGTGGTATGCTAAAAAGAATGGCGGGCGGTATTGGTATGCAGCACGCACGCATCTAACGCAAGCGGGCCGTGGGAAAACAGTCTATCTTCATCGGGAAATTCTGATCGGATGTTCTCGTGTGGATCATAAAAATCGGAATACTCTCGACTGTCGGCGTGGTAATTTAAGACCCGCAACCGTCCGTCAGAATTCGGCCAATCAAGGGCGTCGCTCGGAAGGTAAGACCAGCCAGTTTAAGGGAGTATATTGGAACAAAGCAAAAGGGATGTGGGCCGCGCAAATTCAGAATTATGGTGCGAAAAAATATCTCGGACTTTTTAAGTCTGAAGAAGCCGCCGCCCGCGTTTACGACCGCGCTGCGAAGAAAGCTTTTTGTAGGTTCGCTAAACTAAATCAATAAAAAAAAAGTAAATCGCATATGAACGAAGACATCAAAGGGCTTCGGGAGCGTATCGCAATAGCGGGCTCGCCGGAGGAAATCAATCGACTGCTGGAAGAAGGCAGCACTTACACCGACGCTTCCGACCGCACCAGAGCGGCATGGAATCACACGGCGCAACGGCGAAGGGTCGAACTGGGGACGCGCCAAGTGTCGGGAGAAATTCGGGATTGCCGACTGCGCGTGGGGTGCCCGGCTTCAAAGGGGGCGCAATGATTAGTAACCTTCCCGGCTGGCGCAAAGCGTGTAGCCGTATATGGTTCTCGACCCCAAGGAACGAGACTTACGGCAATATGCATAGCTCAATCCCCGGCATGGGAAGGTATCACACAGGCACCCTAATTTCGAAACATGACATTAAAAAAGCATTAGCCGGTGTGGAATCATACCAACATTTACTGAAACAAAAAATATGAATAGTCTCAAAC